GAAATAGCGGCCATGATTAGTACCTTAGTTTTGTTTCGGTTTGTTTGGCGACGGTTTGCACAAGGTCAGCCAGATTGTCCCTAACTTTAGTTTCGTTGGCGTCAGCTGCGGGCCACATGCTTCGAGACGCTTTACCAAAACGCCGTGTCAATGCTTCACCAAAACGGTTGCTGGTTGACCTGCCCGCAATATCAAAAATTGCGCCGTTACCGTCTTTTTGTTGCACAGTAAGGAACGCCGATTTGCTGGGACGCAACGACACTTTGACGCCACGTACCGCCTTAGATTGCACATAAGGGAATATTTGCCTGCCAGATTTGGTTGTCCATTTGCGGGCCATACCGGATAGCGGCGCTGGGCCTGCATTGTTTAGCGTTGCCTGGGCGTCCAGGGTGATTGGCTTCAACGCTGTTACGGCTTCCCTGCGGAATTCTTTATAGACGGCAGGTTCAAGTTTTTTTAGCGTTTTGACGGCATCTCGAATACCGATAACTTCTGTAGTTATCTGGACGCCAGCCATGACTATTTCCTTTGTTCGTTAAGCACCTTGAAAACGGTTGCAAGGTCTTTCATGTCAAATTCTACTTGATGGGGCCAATACCCTGTCGTTGCTAAGAGGGTTGCTAACGCAAAACGATATTGACCCCTTAGATAGGGTTTTCGGACTCAGTATCTATGACTTCAAGTTGCACCAGCTTCTTTATAAAATCGTCCAAGACCACCGGAACCACCACGGAATTTTGCTGTAGGGCAGTATGGGCCATAAACGCCAAATCTTCCATGCCGATTCCGTCGCCAATTTTAGACGCTTTAGTTTTGAACTTGCGTTCCCAGGCAACGATGGTAAACAGGTTGGTGCTGATGTCTATAGGGCCGTCGCCTTGGTCTACACGTAGCGTTAATTTCATGTCGGGTTCCTTTGTTTGTAGGTTGAAATCAGCTAACAGCGGTAGTAAGTACGCCGCCCTTAAAAGTAATTGAGATAGTGCTTAATTCGCCCATGGTGGCGTTAATGACAGGCAACGCTTCTAAGTAAGCGCCAGTCAAAGTAAAGCAAGGTTCCGTCGCACTAGGGGTCGTCAAGCCTGCAACGGTGTTTGAAACTTTGACGGTAGTTGTTGTACCGACAAGGGCAGCAAGTGTGGCGTATGTTTCGGACGCCGCATAGGACATATACAAGTCAAGGGTGATTTCCTGATTAAACAGGCCCGACACAAACACCCGTGACGTGCCACCAAAAGCGGTTGATTCAAGGGCTTCGGCGGTGTTAGTAACGGTTGCGCTAGTGCATTGGTCCGTCATTGAAATTGAGTTAATTTGGACGCCTGGGTTGCTGAGATAAGTTGAAGTGGCCATGGGTTAATCCTTTGGTTTGTTGGTAATAGTTTTAGCAGATTTTGGCGGTGCTTTGTCCTCAACAATAAAACCGTGCAACAGTAACGCCTCGACGTTCACGCTTGCTTCAGGTTCGTATATGTCGCCAGGTGTCCCTATGCGATTGCTGACAATACGATAAGTCACGATTGCGCCTGCATGTCTACGGTCAAATCATAAGCGGCAAAAGTTTGCCCGCCAACAGTAACAAAGCCAGGGCGCCCAGATTTCACAGCGACATTGCTAGCCAAAAGGGCAGCAGACATGCTTAAAACGTTGCGTAAGCCGTCCAAGTTCCCTGGCCCTAATGTCAGCACTTTGACGCTAAAAGACATCTTGACGATGGTTTTAGATAGGGCCTCAAAATCGGGTGCGTCAATAAAAACGCAAGGCGGGTTTATTTGTTCAGGGTTAAAAACAACCCGTAAACCTGTCACCGTCGCCAGCTTTGTTGCAAGGTCATCTATCGCCTCATTAAAAAGGTCTGTGTAAACAGTCATTAGGCAACCGCTGGTCGAGGGATACCGGCAAGTTGTTTAATCAACGGACTAAGGCCCGTGCTGACAGGTGTACCCATGTCTGTAAATCCTGCAAAATCATTAACGGCGCCACGCTGACGGTATAGGGCGCCCGCATACATTGTTGTCGCCAAAGTGACATCGGTGCCAGGTGAAGTTGTCAGGCTGTCCGTGTAGCCCGATTCTTGACGGCGACGGAAAATGAAGTTAGAAGCGCTCGACGCACATTGCGTTAAAAACGCTGTTTCGTCTACGCCCGCTAAAGCAATTCCAAGCCAAGTTCCGACAGCGGGACCTAAAACCCAAGTGCAAGTTTCCGTGTAGGTCAAAGTTCCTTGCGGAATTAACGCTGTGCGTTCAGCGTCATCACCTGCGTCGTAAAACAACACCTGGTTAGGTATCGGCACCTGATAGTTAAACATCAAGTCGCCTTGACTGTCTACACCCGTAAACAGGTATGCGGGCAAAGCGTAAACGTTATGCGTGCCGTTAAAAGTTGACCCGCTACTTGCCAGGGTAAACGGAAGTCCTAAATCTAGTTCAGGTTCTGTCAACGTTTGAACGACAGCGTAATCGTCTATGCGCTGCGTAAAAATAACTTGATATACAGCCATTGGCGGCTAACCGCCTTTCGACTATGCCTGGGTGATTTTTTGAATCATGCTTGAGTTAGCAGCAAAAAACGCTGCGTAACCGTATACCGTCATCTGGCGTGACACCGTAGAAGGAACCTCAATTGACAGCATGCCCTCATCTTGGCGATATATTTCTGCCGCATTGCTGTTAAAAATCACCATGGTTTTAGCGGCAAAGTTGTTGTCAACGACGATTTGCAAACCTAGTGGGTTTGCGTTTTGGAATGCGTTGATTCCGCCAGCACCGATTGCGTTTTGGGCATTAAGTCCGCCGCCTGTGTAACCAAAAATTGGTCTGTCTGTCGTGTCCGTTAATTGCATCATGGCGCCCCATGTGGCAGGGTCGACGGCAATATGGGTTGGCAGGAAGTTTGTTGCAGCAACCGTTACCACGGCGGCGTCGTAAATTGACTTTAAAAGGTCATCAACGGTCAAGTCCCAGACGCCAGCTGACGTTGCAGCGGCTAACAAACTGTCGCAAGCGTAATTGTCAATCGCTTTCAGGTATTGGCCTGCGAGGTCTTGCATAATGACGGACATTGACGCAGGGTCACTCATAGAAATCGCTTGGTAGGACAAACTGGCGCTACCTGCAAAAGTAACTTTAGAAACGGTGTTTGCTGCAATCACAGAAGTTGTTGAGGACACAGCGTCAAACTGATTTGACTGCTCAGCCACGGTTGGATGGGTGGTCCAGGTCGGGCGAAAAAACGAGGTTCCCATTCCGCCGCCAGGCATAGCCCTTGTCCCTACAGCTGTTAAAAGCGGGGCAATGTAGTTGATGTTCGCAAAAACAGGTCCCAAAATTTCTTTTGGAATAATACCGGCGACATTCGTAGTGTTTGTGTCGGCAAATTCTAAGTCCGATTTGTGGTAGGCCCGATAGTCGGCCCAAACTTTGTTTGCGTTAGCGGCTTCAATTCCGCCTTTGTGCATGGCTGCCAAATATTCGGCGGCGTTTGGTAGGCGTGGTTCACGCTTTGCACTAGCAAAAATTGGTGCTGTTGGCACAATGACTTCGGCTTCGATTTCCATTGGGGTTTCCTTTTCGGTTTCAGGTTCGGCTTCGGTTTCAGGTTCCGTGTCAGGTTCGGACGCTGCTACTTGCGTTATGGTAGCACCCGCAAAAGCAGGCGTGGGGACAAGACTTAGTTCTACCCAATCGGCGGCCAAAACAATCATGTTGCCGTCGCCGTCAAACTTAAATTCGGTTGGGTTGACACCTACCGACACAGAATCTAGGACGCCGTCAGCTGCTAAGACTAACGCTTCGTCACCGGCACGGGTGTTAGAAACTTTGGCCGTAAAATACATGGCTTCTGGGCTATCGACCCTCTCGCTTAAAATTCCGATGGCCATAGTGCTGTCATGATTCATATACAGACGGGGCGCTTTGCCGTCAATGGGCAAACTGCCTGGCGCAAACTGCACGGTAGTTCCGTCGCTGACAGTAGCCATAACGTTATACGGGACAGCAATACCAGTAATAGTGCGTCGTTCTGCACCGTCTGGGCCTGCTGCGTCAACAGTAAAAGTGCTGGAAGTAAATTTAATCATGATGCGATTTCCTCTTGTGTGTTTTGGTTTGGCATTGGTTCATAGTTAGACATTTGGTGGACTTCTAGCATTTCGTCAACATCCCATTTGACATAGGTTCCCCTTGGTAGTTGCTGTGATAACGCTGCCGTAATTGCGGTGGCGTACATTGACAAACCAAAAGTCCACAAATCCGATTTTGCGCTGGCTGACGTTGAATATGCGTAACTACCTGTTGATAAACCCAATAGATACGGGGGAATATTGCACAAGTTAGCGATTTCTCGGCTTTGATATTCGGCTGCGTCAATCAACAACATTTTGTCCGGTGTTGCTGTCGTTTCTGTGTACGTCAAATATTCGTTTAGTGCGGCTGTCTGGTTACTTGCCCTGGCAGCGTTAAACGCTTCAGCTAGTGCAGCAAGTTCTAAAGCGCTTAACGGTTCGCCGCCTGTCTGCTTTAATACGCCAGCAGGAATCGCAGAACTAGCGTTACGGTTTCGTGCAGCTTCCAGTTTAAGCGCTGTATCTATTGTCTGTTCCGACATAAAAATCATGCCTTGTGTAGGGCTGTAAATTTGCACAACATCTGCTGGGTCTAAAGCGCCACCGTTAAAATAGATTTCTTTGCTTTTACCAAACCAGACAGGGCCGTTAGCGTCAGGCGTAGTTATTGACCCTTGCGGTAAACGTGTAGCGGACGCCATATAGCCATCCTTGGTGCGGGAAGTTATATAAAGAAAGCAACGCCCAAAAAAGAATAGGTCATCAAATACCCACGGAAACGTAAATGAGTTTGGCATTTCTGGGTCAAGTTGGCGCAACCAGCTTCGAGGGGCAAGGTTGACTTCCTCCATTTCCTCGCCGTTCCACATTTCGGAACACATCTTTAAATCCATAGACGCCAAGACAGACGCCATAAGGTCACGGCTACGGGATATAGACGCCACGGACATTGCACGGTTTCGCAACGTGCCCGCCTGGTAAGACCACCAGTCACCAATAAGGTTTGGGCCTGCAACCTGGCTGGAATAGTAAGCGCCACCAACAGCAGCTGCGGTAACTTCAGGTTGGGGACTAACCGCCGCTTTAGTTACTTTGCTAGTGAATATTCCCATGTTGGTTTCCTTTAGGGGGTTGTCCCTGCCCAGCCCGACGCCA